CTCGGGTGGGGCGAGATTTGGGTAGCCTGGTCCGATCTGAACCCCGAAGAATCCGTGGCCTACGGCATCGCCGACAACCCCACCAAAGAACTGAGCGGATGGGACCAGGACCTGCTTGCCGAACTGGCGGCAGAGATCGAAGCGCCAGACCTGCTCGATGCCATCGGGTTCGAGCCGGATGAAATCGGCGGAATGCTGGAAGAGGCTGACGCCCTGTTGGGCAGGGGAACCCCCTCCAATGCCTCCAGTGCGCCCCAGCCCAGCCCAGCGCCTGCCCAAGGGGCGGAACGCGGCGAGGAAAGCGACCAGGACGCCGAGGAACGCGGGACAGGCGCCGGGAAGCCAGCCAGCGGCGCAGGCGGGATCCCCATCACCATCCTAATCGAGGCCCCGCGCCCGATCTGGAAACGATTTCAAGCGGTAAAAAAAGGGCTGAAAACCCGAGACGGGGCCGAGGTCTTGGCTCGCTTGCTCGACTTCTACGAAAACCCGGAGAACTGATTATGTTTCGTCCCTATCACGGCGCACACCTCGCAAGCCCCTTTCCGCTGCATCTTGGGCTGAACTATTGCAGCCACAGCTGTTTCTACTGTTTCGCAAACCTTAACCAGCCAGCGCGCAGGATGGACGGAAAAAGCATTCGGCGGATGCTTGGATACCTGAAGAACGAAAGCACCACCATTGAGGCCGATTTGCTTCGACAGGGCTACAGCGTGCTGTGCGCCAACGACTCGGACCCATGCGCCAAGTCCAACGCGGATCAAATGCGCGAGGCCCTGCCAATTTTGATGGACCGGGGCATCACATTCGGTTTTCAGACCAAGGGCGGAGACCCGGAGGTTGAAGCGATGATCTGCGCCCACCCGCCGACCATGGTCTACATCTCCCTCACCTCGGACGATGATGCACTGCTAAGCCGGGCGGAACCCGGGGCGCCCGGGTTCGAGCAACGCATGGACTTGGCAAAAAGGGCGGCCGATGCGGGGCATATCGTAGTGGCGGGAATCAACCCAATGCTTCCGGGCTGGTGGGAAGACTTTCCGGGCGTGGTGGATCGGTTGAACTTGTTTGGTGTGCGCCACGCATGGCTGGGGCGTATGCACCTGAATTCAAAGCAGGCCGCAAACATCGGGCGGCATCACCAACTCGACTTTTCGGGGGAGATCCACGACGCCAGGAAGCGCATGGGCCACCACTACCCGCCAAGCTATATCGAGTTTGTCAACCTGCTGCGGGAGAAAGGTTTTGCCCTGTTTGGCGACGTGGAAGACGAGACACCAGGGTTTTGGTCGGCGCTGCATGCGCTGCCAACGGAAATCAAGCTGGTGAATACCTGGAACGACGTTCTTGGGTGGCTGATTGCTGAGGCCAAAACGCAAGACAAGCCTGGAGTTGCCGTCACTTTTTCCGGGTTCGCGAAATTGATTAACGCACCTCACCAAACGAACGCCAGCGCATTCAAAGAGTACATCCGCCCCATGCGTCGGACGCTGTATGATCAGCTCGGCAAAGAGCCCGTGATTCGGTCCATCGACGAAGTGAACCGGATCTACTGGCGGGGCGCCGAATTCCCCCAGTCGCCCATCGGTCCGCACCCGCATGTCTGCTGGCCGGTGGACGATGAAGGGTATGTGATGGTCTCCCCGGATAAGGGAGGCGTTTTGGTGGTCACCTCCGAGCCTACGGACGAGCTGGAGTGGCTATGGTCCGACCGGCCATTGCCGGTCATCAAATAGGAGGCCGATATGGCAGCCAACACCCCTAACGGAGGATGGGGCAGCCCAGCGGGTAAGCGCCTGCGCAAGAAGATTGCGGCACAGGAAAAAACCCGCTCCCAGCCCTTCTTCTAACCACCCAAAGGCCCCCGGCGGGCAACCGCCGGGGGAGACCCCATGCACCAACAAACCTTCACCACGCTCAATTTGGGCATGCAAAGCATGCTGCTCCGGGCCCTGCGGGACCACGGCTGTATTACAGCGCTGGAGGCCGGCTGGGGCGGCTGGCGAGTTCATGCCCAATTCCCAGACCCGGAAGACGCCCAGGCCTTTATCGACGCCTTTCAGCGGACCCACGGCGTGGAACTGATCGAACCAGGCCGCGTGCAGCATGCCGTAGCCGAAATCAACTCCGCACGGCGCAACGCCATCGACGCCACCGAGCACTACTCCGCCGTGCTCGCTCGGCACGGCCTCACCGACAACCGGAACCTCTCCGAGCAGGCCCGGTACACGCTGCAAGAAACCTCGCCGGTGATCTTGTAACCATGGGCCAGCAAGTCACCCAGGCCGAATACGCCCGGCGCAAGGGCTGGGCCAAGTCCTACGTCACCAAGCTGAAGCAAGCGGGGCGATTGGTGATGACCTCCCGCGGGCTGGTGGACGTGGACGCCACCGAGCAACGCCTGGCCGAGACCGACCCCCTGATCCGCGAAGACACCAAGGCCCGCCATGCCGAGGCCCGGGCCGCCAAGTCTGGGCCGGCGACCCCGCCGCCCCAGGGCGCCGTCCAAACGCCGCCACCGAATCAACCGCCCCAAACGCCAAGCGATGACGACGACCGGGCCGCCAGCTCGTTTCGCAAAAGCAAGGCGGTGAAGGAAAACTACTTGGCCCTCAAGGCCAAGGCCGAATACGAAAAGTCCATTGGCCAGCTGTGCGATACCGAGGCGGCCCGCACCGCCGGGGCCGAAGTTGGGGCCGTGTTCCGCAACGGGCTGGAGGGCCTGGCGGAAACCCTCGCCCCAGAGCTGGCCGCCATGGACGACCGAGACGCCGTGCATGGCCTGCTGGTGGAGCAATTCGAGCAGGTGCTCGCCAGCGTCTCCGAGCACCTGGAGCGGTCCGCCAAAAGGATGACCCCATGACCCAGCGCACCACCTGCCACAAATGCAAGGGCCGCGGGATCGAGTTCGACCCCGCAATCTGGCAGTTCATTCGCTGCCCAGTGTGCGGCGGAACCGGAAAAGCCAACCCAGCGAGCCAAAAACCAAAAGAGGAAAAGCCACAATGACCCCATGCCCGGAATGCGGCATCACCCCGATCGCCAACACTTGCGGCGAGCTGGTGGTCGGCTGCGAGCACCAGGCCCCGGAGGCCTTCCGCCCCGGGGTCTTGTTCCGCGTGGTCACCGGCGGCCTTGCATACTACGCCACCGCCCAGTCCCCAGGCGTCGCCGTGGTCTATGTGCTCCAAAAGCTCGACAGGACCGTCACCGCACGCAATGTTGAGCTATGCACGGTCACCACGGCCGAACGCCTGAGCGCGCCCGCCGACGCCTGATCGTGGAAAACGCCCGCGCCATCGTCTACGCCGCCGCTGCCCGGGCCTGCAAGCCACGGCCGAACCTCACGGTGGCCGAATATGCCGACGCCCACCGCATCCTAAGCGCCAAGGCCTCGGACAAAAGCGGCCGCTGGCGCACCGCGCGCAACCCCCTCACGCGCGAAATCATGGACGCCCTATCGGCCCGCTCAACCGTGCGCAAGGTGGTGCTCATGTGCGCCTCCCAGCTGGGCAAGACCGAAGTTATGCTCAACTGGCTGCAATACATCATCGAGCACGACCCCGGCCCAACCCTGCTGGTGCAACCCACCATCCAGACCCGGGACCGATTCATCATTCAGCGATTCCGCCCCATGATCGGCGAAAACCCCGGCCTGCAAGAGCGGATCAGCCTCAAGGCCCGAGACGGGGCCAGCTCCCGCGAAATGATTGAATGGGAGTCCGGCGTGGTGGTGTTCGGCGGGGCCAACTCCCCCGCCTCCCTGGCCTCGATGCCGATCAAGTACAGCCTCCAAGACGAGGTGGACCGCTACCCCTGGGACGCCGGCGGAGAAGGCGACCCCGGCGGCCTGATCGAACAGCGCCAAGTCACCTTCTACCGACGCAAGGCCCTTCTCACCAGCACCCCGACGCTGCAAGACGCCTCCCGCATCGCGGACGAATACGAGGCCAGCGACCAGCGCCGGCCCTTTGTGCCGTGCCCCCACTGCGGCGAGCTGATCTTGCTCAAATGGCCCCAGCTCACCTGGAACCAGAACCAGCACGGTCAAATCAACCAGGTCTGGTACACCTGCCAGGAATGCGGCGCCGTAATCGAAGAGCACCAAAAGACGGCCATGCTCTTGGCCCACCAGTGGATTCCCAAGCACCCAGAGCGCTCCCGGTTCATTCGAGGCTACGGCCACTGGAACGCCCTCTATACCCCCGTGGGCCTCGGCCTCGGCTGGAAAGAGCTGGCGGACGAATGGCGCAAGTGCCAGGACGACCCCGGCAAGCTCAAGCGCTTTGTGAACACCAAGCTCGGCGAGACCTGGGTGGACCGCTCCAAGGAGATCAAACCCAGCGCCCTCGCCAGCCGGGCCGAAGACTACCCCCTGCGCACCGTGCCCCAGGGCGTGCTGACCCTCACCGCCGGCGTGGACACCCAAGACGACCGACTGGCCGTGCAGATCCTGGGTTGGGGACGCAAGGAAGAGCTGTGGGTGCTCGACTGGGTGGAGCTCTACGGCGACCCCTCGGCCCCCGAGCTGTGGGCACGCCTCGCCGAACTGCTCAACACCCCGCTGGCAAGCCACAAGGGCGTGCCCATGCGCGTGGAGGCCACGGCCATCGACTCCGGCGGCCACCACACCCACGACGTGTACCGCTTCGTGCGCTCCAATGCCGCCAAGCGCCTGATGGCCATCAAGGGCGCCAGCCACGCCGGCAAGCCCATCCTGGCCCCGCGCCCCAGTGCTCAGGACGTGCGCACCTCCGGCAGCGTGATTCGCAAGGGCGTCAAGCTGTGGATGATCGGCACAGACACCGCCAAACACTGGCTCTTTCAGCGCCTCGCAGCGGACCACGACAAAGACGCCCTGAAACGCCGGATCCACTTCCCCGGCGACCTGGGGCCCGACTATTACAATCAGCTCGCATCGGAGATCTTCGACCCCGAGCGGAACAAGTTCGTGCGCCGCCGCGGCCGCGCCGCCGAGGCCCTGGATACCTTCGTTTACGCC